GTGATTGATGAAATCATGTTAGTGACTTACGCACCTTATGAAAATTGGTTTGATTATATGGAAACAACGCCTTTACTCACATTCCCTGTAAAAATGGATTGGCTGTCTGATTTTCTGGAGAAGAACTACGAAACTACAATTGATGAATTTTTGCGTGAATACAACTATGACGATTCAGAATTTATTTTGAGAAACTGGATCGCCCATTTAGAAACGAGGGATAAAAATGAGCAATAATGTCGTTACTCAATTACGTTGGACAGAGGAAGACGTTTACGCTTACTTGGAATTTAAAGGCTTCAAAACGAATAAAGAAAACCTTCAAAAGCTACTGGATAACGGACTAGGGAAAGCGTTAGACTTTGTCTTATTAGAATCAGGGTGGGATGTGATTATGCAAGTCATAGACGAGACTGAAAATTTAGAACCGAACTAGAAAATACTGGAATCAGTTGCTATACTGGAGGAAAAAGAGTAGGAGGTTATATTAATGCCTACAGGAGGATGGGCAACTGATTCCGGATTACTAGATCGTTTTAGTGGATATGTATCACATTGGTCATTGTTAGAGACAATGTTTTTGGCTATGTTAATTATAGGATTTTTTATTATAGCGAATATTTATATGAAGCTGGAAAGGGAAAGGGCAGAAAATGGCAACCTAAGACGGAAAATCCGTTGGCTGGAGGAAGAAATTGATGAACTTAAAGAAGAACGGCTGGAGAAGAAAGGCAGCTGAGGAGTGAAATTAATACACGTTAATACACATTAATACAGTATTAATACACCTGAAAACGTTGATATGACGCGGTTTAATACACTTTTACAATCTCTTGTATGAAAGATTTGAAGAGGTATAGGAAAATAAATTTTAATTACTTTAATACAGGTATTGGAATATTCTGAAANAAAAAAAAAAAAAAAAAAAAAAAAAAAAAAAAAAAAAAAAAAAAAAAAAAAAAAAAAAAAAAAAAAATGGAGTTTTCCAATCCCGGCAATATTCATAAATTAACTTGACATTTGACAACTTAGCGTATAATATAAGAATTGGATAAGTGTGCTTGCGCCTCTTCTATTTATAATATAGTAAGAGGCATTATTATATAATATAATTATCAGAAAATTCTAAATTAAAATTAAAAATTTTTTAGAGGGGTTGCTGAATCTTTAATACAATAGGCTTGAAAAGTGTATTAATCCGCGTCCTTATGCGGTTTGTAGGTGTATTAATACTGTATTAATTGCGTATTAATGGTGTATTAATTATAATACTCAATAGACTATTCGAAAGGTGGATTGTTAAATTGAAATGCAAAATATGTAATAACGCCCTTGTTGTTCCCAGCTACAGGCAGCTGTTTCCTTACTTCAACTTTCCAGCACATTCTTCTGAAGAGTGGGAGATATGTAGGCAAGGGCTTCTACATGAAAATCTAAGGCCTGTTTACGGTTTTCTCCAGCAAGCGGTAAACATGACAGCGAAGTTAGAAGGAAAATATTTTGACTTAAAGAACTTTCTAAATGACAGCGGCAAAAACTTTGAACTTCTTCTCCAGATCGACAGGCTAGGGGAAATGGTAAACGAGACATTTCCGAAAGCTGATATAAAAGTAACCGATCATTTTGTTCCAGCAGAAATTCAACTGGACAGGTACACATACCAGAAGCTAGTTGCCTACGAACTGGAAAGGGAAACACGGACACCTATATTTTTAAAGAATACGTCAAAGGAGATTTTGAACCGAATGCAGACAGGCGACTTTGCATTAAACAGTCCGTTCTACTATGGAACGATCCCTTATAGCCGGGCCAGCCAATCTATCCGTGTTCCAGCCGAACTTGTTAAGGCCGTACGTTATCCGTTTATCCACAAGGAACGATCAGTCGAAAGAATCTTTATGGAATTTGCCGAACGGATAAATATTTCTGAAAGAAATGAAGACATCGCCTACTTAATTTTAAAGAAGGATATTCGGCCAAGCAATATAAGAAGGAGGGTAATGGGTGAGACAGCTTCATATGTAGTGAACTTTGCACAGCTTCCAGGACTTCCAGGAGACAAGCGAGCAGCCATTCATAAATCGTTACAGAGCGTTGATTCTTCAGCCATAAAGCAATTAGCCTGGGAAGTGGAGAAAACGCCGCTAACAAGCACTAGGGTTGATTATGAAGACAAAAAAGCGATTGATCGCTTATCAAAAGAACTTAACCTTCCGGCCTACAAAGTGGTAACTGCTTTACTTTTATACGCTAACTATGTGAAGGCTTGACAACTATAATGACTATAGTATAGAGTATTCATAACAAATGTAAAAAGATGCTAATCAGTCGCACGGCGTAAAATAATGAAGAATAGACACAAAATGCGAAGTAAGGAAGGTAAAAATGATGGAAGAGTATATTGAGCAAATGATTAAAGATGGTTACCATTCAAAAAATGATTTTGAACCTATAAAGTGTGTACATTGTCAAAGTACAGACCTTGAGGATACTGACTTCATTGTCGAAGAGTTAGGTACTCATGTAACAACAGAGTACAGAAAGGTCTGTAAAAAATGTGGAAAAGAAGTTGGATATTGGTCTTATGGTAATTGGCAACTTTAATTCACAGTTCAATTTTTAAACATGATTTATCCAAAAATGTAGAAGTTAATTGAAGGTCAAAGGAGTGAATGGACTATAATTAATTTATACCCATACCAACAGCAAGACTTAGACTTTTTTTCAGGCTGGGGAAGATCCGCTAACTTCTCCGAACCTGGAGTAGGAAAAACGCCCGTTGGCGTGAGACTTATCCACAGGTTAGAGGGGATCCCCTGCCTTATCGTCTGCCCGAATGTGGTACGCTATCACTGGGAAGACGAAATCAAGCGATTCTGGAAAGGAGAGCCGCCAAACATCGTTCAGTACCAAGGAAGTGCAAATGAAAGGAGGGAGATAAGTCAGCCCGATGTTTTGATCGTCAACTACGAACTATTCAGGCTGGATTTTGAACACTATTTCTCGAAATTTGAATATAAAATGACGTTGTTCGATGAGGCCCACCGTTTGAAAAACAGAAAAGCAAAAGTAACAAAATGCGCTTATAAATTAAAAACAAAATACATTCACCTAATCACTGGAACGCCGATCACGAACCAATTTGACGACATATGGAGCTACCTTCGGCTTCTCTTCCCAGAACAATTTGGCAGCTACTGGAAATTCATCAACCGTTACGGTAACCTAGCGAACAATGGCTTTGGAACTGAAATCATCGGGGTACGCCAAGATCGTTTACCACAACTTACAAAAACAATCCAACAATTTTCCATAAGAAGGCGAAAGAAAGACGTACTGCCTGACCTTCCAGATAAAACCTATCAAACTATCTATGTAGACCTTACGCCTAAACAGCGTAAAGCCTATGAAGAAATGAAAAAGTTTATGGTTGCTTCGCTGGGGAAAGAAGAAATCGAAGTGCCTAACATCGTCTCCCAGCTTATGCGGCTTAGGCAGATTACACTAACGCCTAAATTAGCAGGTTTTGAGTCTGATGAATCCTCCAAACTACCTGCTTTATTGGAACTGCTTCAGGAAAGAAAGCTTGCCGGGAAGAAAACTGTTGTCATGTCCGAATTTAAACAATGGATTGACATTTTGGAAAATAAATTAAATACCCACAACATATCCACAGTGAGAATCACTGGAGCAGAAGACCATTTTGAGCAGCGTCGATCACAGCAAACATTCCAAAACGGCAAGGCCGATGTCGCCTTATGCACAATACGAGCTGCTGGGCTGGGTATAGACTTAACAGCTTCTGATATGATCATTTTTACAGACATTGCCTGGAATGATACAGACAATAAACAGGCCGAGGATCGAATACACCGAGCCACACAAAAGGGGAACGCTCAAATTGTAAGGTTGTTCGCAAAAGATACATTAGACCACGTTATTTTAAACCGAACCATTCTAAAAGCGATTACAGCAGGACAAATCTTGTCTGAAGATATTCAGCACCTAGAGCAATTGCTTTCAGCATAAAAATGTATTATAATAATTGAACCAAGGAACATATGTTCGAAAAATACAACATAAAGGGGAATGTCAATTGAAAATCTCAAAGCAACTGCTCCTAAAAAAGATTGATAAAGCAAAGGAAAATTATTCAGAACTAGATAATGTTGCGTACTCAAATGTCCTGCATAAAGTCATCGACTTGCTTGATAATTCAAACCCAACGGAGTGGGTAGCTATTGGGGAAACGATCATGATGGAGGGGGCTTATCAAATGATCGCACAAACAGAAGGGAGGAAAATACCTTATGACACAACGAACATTGGAATTAATAGAGAAGACAAGTTATTCACAGCAAAGAACACTCCTTCGGTGTCCTAAAAAATACGAATACCATTATGTAAAGAAAATAAGACCGAAAAAAGATGACGACAAATTCCTGTTCGGTCGGGCTGTTCACCAATTTTTAGAAACGTATTATGAAGCACAAAAAGAATCAAAATATTCAAAAGATGAAGCATTTAAGATCGCACATCAAGCGTTTCAAACTTACGTCCAACATCACTTTCCAGATAATGACGAAGCGCACGAACAAGCGAATCTTGCTGAAGCAGTTATTAAACATTACCACCAGTGGGCGAGGGAAAACGATAATTTCCTCATACTGGGAGTAGAAGTTCCTTTTGAACTTGTCATAGGTAAAACAAAATTTATCGGCTATTTTGACGCTATTATTGAAATCAGCGGGAAATATTGGATTATGGAACACAAAACAGCGAATCAAACAAAAACAGAACACACAATCAGGGATAAGCAAATCAGTGTTTACGTATGGGCGGCTAGAGAACTTGGAATCCCAGTAGAAGGAGTTATTTATAACACCATAAAGAAAGCGGTTCCAGAAAAACCGAAAGTGCTTAAAAGCGGCAAATTGTCGCAAGCATTGAACCAAAACGTTACATTTAATTCATACATGGAAGCGATTAAAGAACTCGGCCACGATCCAAGTGGTTATCAAGAAATTTTAAGCAAACTGGAAGAGAAGGAAAACACCTTCTTTTCCAGGGAATTCGTTACAAGAACAGATGAAGCAGTCGAAGCGGCGAAACGAGACATTCATCAAACCGAAGCACTAAAATCAGCATTAGTTGAATTAAACATTTTCCCGCGCAACGACACAAGAGATTGCGCATGGGACTGTCCGTTTAACGACTTATGCTTGGCTGAACTTGAAGGGAGGGATACAAACGCCCTGTTGTTAGAAAAATATAAAATTGCTGAATAAATATATTGACTACTCAATAGTGTATAGCATATAATAAGATATGAGTGATGGGAAACAAATGTTAACGTCACTCAACCCCTCATTCTAGCGAGCCTTTTCAATCAGGAAAGGGCTTGTTAGTTTCTATAAATAATAAAAACCAAAAAGGAGACAAGAAATTGCCAAAAGTTTATATAGCAAATTTAGGAGGACATGATTTCTCAGATGCTCAACGTTTTGGGGAACTTACCTTTCTTACGACTCACGGATTCAGCGCAAAAGAACTGGACAGAATTGCGTTCGAACTATCCCTTAAACTGGAAAACTACGATCCCGAACAAGACTTCTTCCTTCCCGTTGGGCAAGACATCGTAAATTTAACCGCTTTTTGGATACTAAGTCAGAAAACCGATGAAATTAGCACCCTATATTGGGATTTTAGAAGCAAGCGGTACGTGGAGCATGTGTACAACCCAAACTTATACAGCCAAATCGTAAATAACTTAAATATGAGAAAGGAGATCATAAATAATGAATAATGAACTAAAGAGTATTTTAGAGAGGATCAATAATCAACCTGAACGTGCAGAAGCCTTAAAAATCCTCATTTACGGACCTTCAGGAGTCGGAAAAACTACCTTTTATGACGGAATCAAAGACGCATTAATTCTTGACGTTGAAGACGGTACGACATCTTTACAGAAAAAAGCAGAAATGAGGAAAAACGGCACACGTATTTTCCAACTGGAATCTTGGGAAGACTTGCAAGGAATTTTTCAGCTTATTCAGCAAGGCGAACTTTCCTTTACGAATATCGTCCTAGATTCAGTCACTGAAATTCAAGAGCTTTGTAAAGATCACGTTCTTGCAACACAAGACAGACGCAGAGTAAGTCCTGAAACTCCGTCACAACAAGATTACGGCGTGATTAGCGAGCGAATGAGAAGAATGCTACGCAACTTCCGCTCACTCGATTCGAACATCATTTATATTGCGAGAGAACGCTATTTGAAAGATGAATCGACTGGAGAAGAAAGAGTGCGCCCCGATGTTTCAGGAAAACTGCAAGACGACCTTCCAGGGGCGATGGATATTGTAGGCTATATGGTATCCAAAGGAGGAGATCGAAAAATTGGCTTTGACCTTGAAGGGAAGTGGCTTGCCAAAGACCGCACAAACCGACTAGAAAAATTAATGGAAGATCCGACATGGGACAAAATGGAAAAGGTTTTTCCTGAACTTATCACACTGGAGAAAAAGAAAGAAGATTTAGCTGTATAAAAGGAGGATAAGAAACGATATGTTAAATATCGAACAACTGGCAGACAAACTTCAAGTATCCACAAGAACCATTTATTCATGGGTAGAAAAGCGTATCATCCCTCATTATAAAATAGGGCAAGGGATTCGCTTTGACAGGCAAGAAATTGAAGAATGGATCAAATCAAAGAAAGTCCCTACCAAAGATGGATCAGTCGAAACACTTGAATCATTGGAAGAAGAAAGTGTTTCGACTGACGAAGGAAGTGGTGTCCATTAACGTAGACAAAGCATGAGCGAGGAGGCAGTATTATGTTACATGTTGGTCTGAAAAGCGGCGAAAAATTAGAAGCTCCGCCACTTGATAAAGAAATACTCAGATTTTCCAGTTACTTGTATGATTCTTTCTTTTCTACAGAAGACGAGGCTTTTATTTTATTAAATGGATTAATCGTAAGAAAAAATTCAATTGAATATATTCATATAAAGGAGAGGTAAAGATGGCAGTTATTAAAATGAATTTAGACGAAATTAATGAAGGTTTTACACCAATCCCAGAAGGCGAATATGAAGCGTATGTTTTTGAAGTAAAAAGGAAAACGTTCAACTCAGGAAACGAAGGATTTTCCATAACATACAACATTGCGGAAGAACCTTACAAAAAACGAAAAATCTTCGACAACTTAGTGATCACAGAAGCAGCATTTTGGAAGCTAGGCCAGTTCTACAAAGCTGTTACCGGGTATTCTGGAGAAGTAGAAATCAACACGAACGAGTTTCCAAGTTTTGTAGGGAAGCGAGTACGTTTGAGTATTGCAGTAGAAGAACAGACGTACCAAGGAGAAACAAAAGAGCGTAACGTTGTTAAAAATGTTAGCTTTATCGGAGGCTCCGTCCCAATTGGAGTAGACTTAATGGACTCGCTTGCAGATCGTGAAGGGGCTGCCATTAGTGACGCAAGCACCCCTTTTTAACAGTTTTTATATTGACTACTCAATTGAATAGATGTAGGCTGAGAATAAAGCGTCTCAGCCTTCTTTATACTCTTTAAGGAGGCTAAATCTTGAAATTGATTACATTAACCCAGGGAAAAGCAGCCATCGTTGACAAGAGAGAGTACGAGCGGATTTCACAATATAACTGGCATTACCACAAAGGGTATGCTGCTAGGACCTCACGAGAAAATGGAAAGAAAAGAACGATTTATATGCACAGGGAGATTATGCAGACTCCTGAAGGCTTTGTTACCGATCATATTAACGGCAATCGCCTTGATAACAGAAAAAAGAATTTAAGAATCTGCACGAGAGCTGAAAACAATATGAACATGCGAAATTACAAATCAAGAAAGAAATCAAAGAAAGCTTCAAAATTTAAAGGCGTTTACTGGGTAGGCGGCATTCAAGCGAAATGGGTAGCTGAAATCCGGCACAACGGGAAACAAATTCATTTAGGGTACTTTTTTCATGAGATAGAAGCTGCTTATGCTTACGATCAAGCCGCATTAGAACTATTTGGCGAGTTCGCTTCTCCAAACTTTACAGCAGAGGATGGAAGTAAAAAATGTATGCTGACGACTTTAAAGCCCTCTTCCCAGACGGAGAGTGGGAAAACTCAGGAAATGATAATTATTTAATTAATTGCCCTTTCCACGATCATTTAGAATCAAAAACACTTGCGATAGATTTTAATTCGGGCCTGTGGGTTTGCAAAAACCCTGAATGCGGTGCATCTGGAAAAGGCGTGAAGCAATTAGAACAAAGAATGTACAGACAAGAAAGAATCGGAGCGTTTGAAGAACAAATCTCTATCGGTAGAAGTAAGCTTCAAAACGACAAAGAAATGCTAACATTCCTCCAGAACGAGCGAGGATTAAACGCAGAAACCGCTTATCGCTATAGCCTCGCTGTCTCTACTGAGCCAGTTAAAGATACATTAACAGGGGTAGTTACGTACAAAAAATATTTATTAATTCCCATTTTTGATCGTACTGGAAACATCGTTTCTGGAAGAAAATATTTACTTCCCCAGTATAGGGAAGACGGGGATACAAAAATCAAATTTACTTGGCCCAAGTCTCCGATCACACTTTACCCTGTTTCCTCTTTAAACAAAGGAACAATCGTCATAACCGAAGGCGAACTAGATGCACTTCTACTTAATCAATTAGGCATTCCTGCTGTCACTTCTACAGGAGGATCTTCAGCAGATTTCAAACCGTTTGCTTCCAGTTTTCAAGGGAAGACAGTCTACATTTGCTATGACAGTGACAATGCAGGAAAGACTGGAGCAGAAAAAGTAGCAAAAACGTTAATAAACCAACCTGATACGGTTGTTTACAATATAGATTTACAACTAGAAGATGGGGAAGACGTTACAGATTACTTCATCAAATATAAAAAGACAAAAGACGACTTTCTCATGCTGATGAAACATGCACAAAAAATCGAAACCCCAACGCCTCCAGAACTTCCAATGAGCCATATTGGAACAAAGCATATTAACAAACAGTATCTCGTTGAAGCACGGGTACTAGGAGAATCTGGCATCAGTAAATTCTTATGGAACCATCATAGTGTTCTTGAATGTAAAGGCTATGGACTTGAAGCATGTCATGACTGCCCTTTAAACGAAGCGAAGAAAGCTGTTGTTATCGAACCTAACGACCCATTAGTTATGGAACTAATTGAACAAACTCCACAAAAACAAAGGCAATTCATCGGCAGCATGGCGCATATTCCGTACATTACAAACACAAAGCGTTGCAACTTTTGGAAATTCAGCGATGAATCAAAGCAAGAAATTGCCGTTCCTATTTTTATCGAAAGCGCAGATGAAAACACCCCAGAAGCGAAAAGAGAACTAGCAGGGTACGTCACAACAGAAAAGGCAGCTTCAAGCATTAAGAGCGGACATAAAGCTCGGTTTTGGCTTACCCCCGTTCAAGAAACCCGCAACAACGGCCAACTTATGTTTATTGCAGAGGAGGCGATTCCGTTGCAAGATGACTTGGACACCTTCAAAATGACCGAAAAACTTCACGCGAGATTAAAAGTATTTCAAGGGAACCCGTTTCAAAAAATTCCTGAAATCACTTCATCGTTAAATAAAAGCATATACCGAATCCGTGGACGTGAAGACTTAGTGACCGCGTACGACCTTGTATACCATTCCGTCCTGGGAATCCCGAACCCGAATGCACCTAACCGTATCGTCAAAGGATGGGTAGAGCTTTTAGTCATTGGCGATCCTGGAGAAGGAAAATCACAGCTTGCAATGGAAATGCAGCGTTACTACGACTTAGGCGCAATCCAAGACGCAGCTACAGCAACGCCTGGAGGACTAACCGTTACAACCGTACAAATGGGTGGCAAATGGATATTCAGGGACGGACTCTTGCCTTTGAACGATAGAAGGCTCGTATTCATTGATGAATTTAACAAGCTTCACGCTGAAGATATGGGAAGGCTCAACACATCACGCTCCAGTGGATCGATTACAGCTTCATCTTCCGCTGGAACATACGAGAAAGACGCAAGAGTAAGGCTTGTTTGGATCACAAACCCTAGAGACGGACAGCGAATCAACATGGGAAGAGACGCTGGAGAATTCCCGATTAAAATGGTTCCCGAACTTTTCCCAGATAGAGGATCGCAAGACCGCCTAGACTTTGCTGTCCTCATTTTACAAGTCGACGACAAGCCTGAATTTACTTTCCCTCCAGCCGATAAAGAAGATCCTGTTTACACAAAAGAACTTTGCCGATCTCTTATTTTATGGGCTTGGACGAGAAGGCCAGATCAAATTAAATTCACGAAAGACGCTGTAAAAGAAATCAGGCTTATTTCAGATCAATTACGAAGAACGTATTGGCACGCTGATAGCGATATTGAGCTTATTAACTCCGGAGAGAGAACGACAGAACGGATCATGAGACTTTCCGCAGCCGCTGCTGCAAGAACGTACTCAACAGCGGACGGGGAGAACTTATTCATCACCCCAGAACACGTTCAATTTGTGAAACAGTTCCTTGAAAACCAATACGGAAAGATGGAGTACGGCGAGTATATACAGTCCATTCAAATGAGACAGAAAGCCAGAATCATTGAAGAAGCAGAAGAAACTCCTGACACAGAAAAAACAATTGAGCAAGTAGCAGAAGCCCAAGTATACCAACTTCTTATACAAGACCGTTTGTTTAAAGACATGTTAACTAGCGGTATGTACGACATCAGTCTTGAAAGAAAACTGGAAAACAGGAACGTTTTAGGCTGGCTTTACACGAAAGGATACGTTCGTACAGATGACGCTAGGCATTTCAAATTCACGAAGGCTTTCTACCAAGAATTGGAGCCTAGACTAGGCAACATTCCACAAACTTTCTAGGAGGGTTGAAATGAAAGTATTTAAAGGCGCACGTTTGAAATGGTTTGTCGTTACGGAAAATACGTCAGAGAAAAGAGAACTGTTCAAACTCATTGAAAAACGTGAGCCAAACGCCGTTTACTATTATCCGAATGGAGAAAGGCATGAACAATTTCTCGTAACATCTGAGGAGTGTGATTTAATCAATGAGCAATTACGTTCTAACTGCCAAAGAAGCTCTTGATGTTTTAGAAAAGTACCACACAGATAAGCCCAAATATGTGGCGATTGACACAGAGACAACAGGGCTACAGTGGGACACACATGAAGCGTTTCTCATTCAAGTAGGCTGGGGATGGGGCGATAACTATGCCTTCCCCGTACAATTTTCTCGGGAAGTTGCTGAGATTATAGAAGACCCTTCAAGCGAGAAAGTCCTGCATAATGCTAAATTTGACACTCACTTTTTAGAGAATCTAGGAATTAAAGTAGCTGGAAAAGTACATGATTCCCAAGTCATGGCGAGACTTCTTTTATCCGGTAACGAATCTATCGCCCTTGACGATCTTGCGACACATTTAATTGACCAGAAAGCTGGAGAAGCCGACAAAGCGTTAAGAAAATGGATGAAACAAGAGAAAACAAGAAGAAGTAAACAGCTTACAACCGAATTGAGAAAAGCAGGCTACACACGAAAAGCGTATGACAACTGGAAAAAAGAAAACATCCCTCTTCCTCCAGAAGTGTTAGAGATTGAAAAATCCGTTGACCTAAACGTCACATATGAAGACGTTCCGTTAGAAATTATGGAAAAATACGCCACTGGAGACGTAAGGCACACGCTAGCGTTGTTTAATAAATTTAGACCCATTATTAAAAGCAATAATCTAACGAACGCTTACGAGCGAGATATGCAAACCATTTCCTACGTCTACAACTGGGAAAGGCGAGGAATGTCTGTTGACTTGCCTTATCTAGAAGAAGGAATCGAGTACGGAGAGCTTAAACTCAAAGAACTGGAGCAAGAGATACACACCATAGCTGGAAGAGAACTTAACACGAACTCACCGAAACAAATTCTTGGAATCTTTCATGAACGTGGATTGCCCATCAAAGCAACAGACGAGGAAACATTAGAAGGAATTGCAGCCCAAGATCCATTAGCGTCGAAAATTGTCGAGTACCGCAAGCATGGAAAAATCGTTGGAACCTACTTTAAACCGATTTACGAAAGAGCGAAACGAACGGGAGGAACCATTCACGCCAACTTCAATGTTGCCGGGCCCGTAACAGGAAGATTTTCAAGTTCAGACCCGAACCTTCAAAATATTCCTAACCACAACTTAGGTGAAAAGCTGAATGTTAGAAGAGCGTTCATTCCCTCCAATGGCTATAGTTTTGTGTTTATGGACTATTCCCAGATGGAAGTTATTATCATGGCTGAATACAGCGGGGACGAAAACTTGATCCAAGCCATTTTAAATAAAGAAGATCTTCACACAAAGACAGCATTGTCCATCGATCCAAGAGCGAAAGAAGTTTACCTTCCCGGCGTTCCAAAGGACGAACAGCCGCCTGAGTTTCAAAAAATCAGAAGCATGGCAAAAGCGACAACGTTTGGGATTTTCTACGGCATCGGAGCCAGCACCCTTTCAAAGAATCTAAAGATCGACATTGAAACAGCAAGGCAATATATCCGAAACTTCTTTCTAACCTATCCTAGAATCGAAGCCTTTATGAGAGCCGTTCAAAACACTGCCCAACGCAGGCCAGGCAGATACGTGATCAATAAATTCGGAAGAGTGTACTGGGGAGTAGAAGGCAGGGAATACGCTCTTGCCAACTACCTTATCCAAGGCACAGGAGCCGATATGATTAAAACCGCAATTGACAGATGCGAGAAGCTGCTTCAAGGATACAAAAGCCGCATCGTCCTCATGGTACATGACGAACTTATCTTTGAAATTGCGGACGGGGAGCAGCACCTTATCCCGCTCTTGAAAGAACAGATGACTTACTTTCCAACGTTCAAGCTTCCTATTGAAGTAGGCATTGAATATTCTTCTACTTCATGGGCAGAACCTTTACCTTGGAGAGGTCAAGATAAAAAGCAAACCGCTTAGGAGGATTAAACATGCAATACATGAAATTATCTGATGAATTTTTGTCACAGTACAAAGGGAAGCAGCCGAAATGGGGGTTTGATGGACTAGGGTATATCATTTACTTAAGAACTTACGCACGCACAAAACAGGACGGCACACTCGAAGATTGGTGGGAAACCGTAAGACGTTTTACAGAAGGAAACTTTAATATTGAAGCACAAAGGCTTGTCAAGCTTGGCAAATTTACATTTTCAAAGAAAAGACAGCTTCGGCAAGAAATGGAACGCTTTTACCACATGGCTTTTAATCTCGTTATCCTTCCTCCAGGAAGAGGAATGTGGATGTCCGGCACAGAGTACGCCAATCGGGTAGGAGACGCAGAAAATAACTGCTGGTTTATCTCGATGCGCCCTCAAGCATACGGGAAAGTAAATCCCCTGGGAGTGAAATCAAATAAACCGCTGCCTAGTTTTCCAGCCGTTTTCACGTTTGATCAAGCAATGAAAGGCGGAGGCGTGGGCGATAATATACAAATCAAGAATACCGGATTAATGCCAGAGGTCAAAAACTCAACTGAACTTAAATTTTATGTAAATGCCCATCACGAAGATGTAGAAGAGTTGCTGGCTTTAAAATGCGGCGTTCATAAGAAGACGTTAGACCTTACCGGAAAACAAGTGCGTGACTTAGAGAGTTCGTTTGTCGTACCTGATTCACGCGAAGGATGGGCAAACGCTTTACGTATTGTTATTGACGCACATTTTGAAGGTAAGGATTCACTAGCCATTGACGTTTCCAAAGTACGCCCAAAAGGAGCCCCGATTAGAGGCTTTGGCGGAACAGCTTCTGGCCCAGCACCACTTGTTGAAATGTTAACGAAAGTTAACCGCATACTCAATAGAAGAGTCGGAAGAAAATTAACCCCGACAGAATGGGGGGACATTATTCAGCTTATCGGCACTTGTGTCGTAGCTGGGAACGTAAGAAGAACCGCCTTAATTCTTATCGGAGACCAAGACGACCAACAATTTATCCAATCAAAGAACTATGAACTGGAAGAGAATCAAGCTGCTTCCCAGTGGCGATGGGCAAGCAACAACAGCGTTGATATTTCATTTAATACCACGTCAATTCAGTTTAAGAAAATAGCTGAAAATATTTACTACAATGGGGAGCCTGGCGTTGTAAACGTTGCTCTCGCCAAGGATTACGGAAGAATCGCAGACGGCAAGCAGGAAGGGGTTGATGAAGAAGTAGAAGGCTTCAATCCTTGCGGAGAGGTCACACTGCCGAATGGAAGTCCTTGTAACTTGTTTGAAATCAATCTTCCTAGAATCCATGAACTCATTGAAGCTGGAGTGGAAACGGACTTCTTGTATGAAGAAGCAGCGTATATGGCTGCAAGGTACGCATACCGTGTGACTTTCCGTCCTTACGAATGGGAAGTAACAAGAGAGATTGTGGAACGTCATAGACGCTTAGGAATCGGCATTACAGGCATTACAGACTGGGTACTCATGAAGTTTGGAGACCGTGCGATCTTAGGCTTTAACGACAACGGCGATCCAATTTTTAACAAAGAAGTTACGAAGAGCCTGGACGCTCTTTACAACCACGTCAAAGAATCCAATATCGCTCAAGCGAAAGATCTAGGGGCGAATGAATCTATCAAACTTACAACCGTAAAGCCTTCTGGAACAGTATCAATCCTTATGGGAGTAAGCCCAGGGCAGCACTTCCATTGGTCAAAATACATGGTGAGACGAGTTCGCTTTGCCGCAAACGCTCCTTTAGTACCTGTTCTTGAAGAATGCGGCTATCCAAAAGAACAAGCAATTAAAGGTTTTGATGAAAAAGGAAACCCTGTTTATGACGAAAACACAGTCGTATTTTCCTTCCCAGTCAAAGCCCCGATCGCGGAACATGAGAAATTTCAATCTGCTGGAGACGTGCCTTTGCATGAGCAGGCAGCTATTCAAGCACTACTGCAAACATTTTGGAGCGACAACGCTGTAAGTGCGACATTATCATTCAAGAAAGCATTGCCTAAGCCTGTATACTTTTCAGACGGAACGCAGCTTCAAGATAAATTTGGCTACCCAGTTCTGGAGCCGAATCCTCGTGAAGAGAAACAAATTGTAGAAGAAATTGCAGACGTTTTAAACAGGTACTCAACTGTCCTTAAATCAACAAGCCTGCTTCCTCATGCAACAGAAACCTATCCGCAAATGCCATATGAGGAGATTTCGGAAGAAGAGTATAAGGAAATGGCTTCCAAAATAACCGCCAAGCCTTGGGAAGTTATGAACGGAACAATTCTTGCCGACCAGGAAAGCGAAGAAGATGTTATAGGGGAGTGTGAAGGTGGAGTATGTCCAATAAAATAACGGTTTTAGATAAAGGGTATGTCCGTTTGATTGAGCCAATGGGATCTGATTTGAGCGTAGTCAATGCTGCAAGAGTTTCTTTCGACAAAGAAAGCGGAAGGATAGACGACAGAGATAAGCGTCTCATTCAATTTTTGGCTAGGGAAGGGCATACCAGCCCCTTTCGCCACGCCTTCGCTTCTTTTGAAATATACGCGCCCCTGATGGTAGCTAGGCAATGGTTTAAATATATCGTCGGAAGCGATCACGCTATGGACGGATGGAACGAATCGAGCAGAAGGTATATTACTGAAGAACCGACATTCTATGTTCCTGGAAAAGAGGAGTGGCGTTCTGCTCCAGAAAACTCCAAACAAGGATCAGGAAAACCCGTTGACCCGTTAATTGGAAACATGCTTATGAACGAAATGGAAAATCACATTAGAAAGGGAGAAGCATTATATAACTTTGCCATTGAACAAGGTATATGCGCAGAGCAAGCACGCCTTTTCCTCCCTGCCTACAGTCTGTATGTTCGCTGGAGGTGGACAGCATCACTACAGAGCATTTGCCACTTCCTAAACGAGCGTTTAGCATCTGACGCACAGAACGAAATTACTCAATACGCCAAAGGGGTCTATGAATTAGTCGAACCACACTTCCCAGAATCCGTAAAAGCGTTGGTGAAGCAACATGAGTAAACTGGCGGTTCATTTCTCAAGCCGATCATCTGACTGGGAAACTCCACAAGACTTTTTTGACGAACTGGATAAAGAATTTAACTTCACCCTAGACCCGTGCGCCAGCCATACGAACGCAAAATGCGACAAATACTTTACCAAAGAGGACAACGGACTTTTGCAAGATTGGAGTGGGGAAACCGTTTTTATGAATCCCCCATACGGGAGAGAAATCAAAGACTGGGTAAGGAAAGCTTACGAAGAATCCCTTAAAGGTACGACAGTCGTATGCCTTCTTCCAGCTAGAACAGATACCCGTTGGTTTCACGACTATATTTACGGAAATGCAGCCATTCGATTTATCAAAGGAAGGCTGAAATTCGGAGGAGCAAAAAATTCAGCCCCCTTTCCAAGTATGGTCGTTATTTATGACAGGGGGAAATAAGTTGGCTCAAGCAATGGAATTCATTATTAAATTAATCATTGTTATAGCGATGGCTTGGTTTGTTTTGTACTCAACTTTTAAATTAGAAGATTAATAGGAGGAATGAAATATGAGCAAAGCTAGAAGATTACGAGTAAAAGCAAAACCCGAAGATTTCGAGAGGCAGCATGATGATGACGCAGGATTCGATTTAAGGGCAAAAGAAGAAGTGACATTGATTGAAGGAAAGCCAAAATTAGTCAAAACAAATGTCTTTGTTGAAATCCCGAAAAACCATGTCGGTCTTGTCATGATTCGTTCCAGCCTGGGAATGAAAGGAATCACGCTCGCTAACTCGGTAGGCGTAATTGACAGTGGTTACCGGGGAGAGGTTGGCCTGATTATGGTTTCGTTGTCTGGAAACCAGACCGTATTCGCTGGAGACAGAGTAGCGCAAATGCTAATCGTCCCGCTACAGCCAGTCAATGTGGAATACGTGAAACAGCTAAAAGGAAGTGAACGTGGTGAAGGCGGCTTCGGGAGTACAGGAAAATCATAAGCGAATCGTAGCGATTGATCCTGGGAAAAGCAACGGATTCGCATTTTTTGAGGGCGAAGAGCTTCATCTTTCAGGAGTTTTTATGAATATTCCGGAAGCGATAGAGAGAATGTTTTATTTAATAGATTATTACTCTCCAGATGAATTAGTGATTGAATCATTTAGGCTTTACCCGTGGAAAGCGAAACAGCAATTCTGGAGCGACTTTGAAACACCCGAAATCATTGGAGTATTAAAACACTGGGCATGGAATAGAGAACTTCCCGTAATCATGCAGCCTGCATCGAACAAGCAGCCTTTCCCAGATGAACGGCTCCGTAAAATGAACGTCTATGTTACGAACGGCCACGCAAGAGACGCAATACGGCACGGTCTGTATAGAGTACGTTTCGGAAAGTGAGGAGGGAATTACATGTCTTTATACCTTCATGACGCGCTTGAAAGAAGAATTGGAGGAAAGAAAGTTGAAGAAATACGTGTCGGACAGGGAATCATTACGTTAATCTTTGAAGGCGGTATCGAAGTTACTTTCGGCAAATTTAGACAAGAAAACCTAGAATTTAAAATTGAATACTATGAGAAAAAGAAAGTTGAATTTACCGTACCCAAAGATTACTGAGGAGGGTTAAAGTGGAAAAGCATTTAGTCATCACATGGGATCATGAGAACAAGAAGTTTGATGTAAATGCAGTTGGAAATCCGACATTTGTAGAAGCCGTCGGAGTGTTGGAATTAGCCAAAATCACGTTGTTTAACGATCAAACAACCCTTACAAAAGAAGAGGAGGAAACTGAAGATGTCGAGAAGAAAGCAGACTAAATATTTCCAAGATGCCGTAATGGATCATATTACTGAACTCGCTGACACACTGATTCGAAAACAAATTGATTACGGGCCGAACGCTATTTCACGATTTGGAATGGACGGAATCGTAATTCGTATATCAGATAAACTGGAACGGCTTATCAATCTAACGCAGCTTAAATCCGAGCCTGAAGTGGATGAAAGTGTTGAGGACACGTTAAGAGATATGGCTGGATACGCCATACTTGGACTAATGGTACTTGAAGGCAACTTTCCGCTACCGATCAAACAAAAAGAACAGGTATAATACCATTCGGAGCAAAAAACAAACCCCTTAAAAGCAATTTTAAGGGGTCAATTTTTACATAAATTACTGATTTTCCGCTAATTCAAGGATGTTTTTCTTCGTTTTTCGTTCGCCCATATCATCGAGCAACTGTCTAAACAAACGCACTTGTTCAGGAGTTAAGCCAAGTTCTTCTGCTTGATCAATCTCCGTTTTCGTATACACTGTTTCGCCTTTTCTCGTTAGCCTGCGTATTTCTCCTTGGAGTTGCTGGGCGTGTCGGTATGGAAGAGCTTCCTCCAACCAGTATTCTGGGTTATACTCCCCGAACATTCCGGCAAACCCTAACGGTTCTTTCGGATCGAACGGAGCTAAGTTACGTGCGATAAATGCGTCTTCCGGTCTAGCATCTTCAGGGTTCGGAGGGTTTACGACATCCGTTATTTCTCTTGAATCGGTTAATGAGCGATACAAGTTATACGGTAAACCGCTTTGCTGGAAGAGGTAATTAATAAATGCTTCACCGCTTACATTCTCTCCAGATAATTCAGCGTCTCTGTCTATCGGCTGCCCAGTAAAGAATTGCTTGTTTTGTGAGTATTCGATTGGGCCTCTTACGAACGGAGCCGTCTGCTGCATCATATATTTCAAGAAATCTTGAGGACTGCTTGCTCCTCGTAAAATCTCCATAATATCGTTCGCTGGAAGGGCGAATTGGTTAAGATACCTAGTATATCCTTCTTCCGTATTCCCTAAAGGAACCATCGCGGAATTAGCCAACCAATCAGGCATTTCTTCGATGTCAATTCCAGAAAACTCCGCACCTTCATCTTGAGCATGGGCTAGCCCTGTATACATTCCAGGACGAGTAATTAACGCCTCTAACTGGAGAGGGATATTTTTACGGCTCCACGTATAGAAAGGAATAACTCTTCGTAGCCATTTCTTTTCAAAGTTTGACAGCTCAGAGTAATCGAATAAATGTTTCTTTACGTTTAAGGCAGAAGCGTAAGGATCGCCTGTTTTTCTTAATTGATCCATAAATCCAGCAAGCCTTGCCACGTCCTCAGACGCTTCACCAAACTCTCTCACATGACCGAGCCTTGCAGCTTTTCTTAGTCCAGAACTTTTTCCAATCTCTTTTACAGACATAGAGCCTAAATCACCCATCCAGCCTGCATGAAGAAGATCATATTGATTTGCAAGCCTCAATATCTCTTCTCCAGATAAAGAATGACCGTTAGGTAAATCAATACGAATGCGGTTAATTGCTTCCATATTTTTATCAAGCCGTCTTGCTTTTCCAACTAAAATCATATCCGCAGCATTGATATAATCTCTTGGGTTTTTTACGCCCATTATCCAGTTATTCCATATTGACCCCAAGAAGTTACGAACGTGGAACCCAGGAGTCGCTGTTGCTGAAGTTTTGAATATCCGCATAGCAGTATCCCAAATTTCAACAAGATTATTTAAAGATCCGCCTGGTTTTGTGATATTGTTCCATTCCTGCAAAAACTTAGCGACATCGTTACTAATGGCGAAGTTTTCTAAGTCTTTACTAACTCCTTCCAGTTTCGTAAAGCCTGGATCTGGGATACTGTTTTTCTTTAAAGGACGTACATAATCAGTTCCCAATTTCTTGATGTTATCGACAAGCTTTTTATTTTGAATTAATGTTTCAGACGCAATTCTGCGAGTTGCAACAACTTGACCAATATTGTAGTTCACTTCAATATCCTTTAATCCAGGATTCGAGCGATTGAACATTTCGACAAACTTTTCCAACTCCTCTAATGTTTCCATCGTTCTTGCTTGTTGGAAAGTGCCGATTGACCGTAATTGGTTAGGCTGTGTAGAAGATAGCGTTCTCCTCGCTTCGTCTAATGCTCGTTTATCTCCAGAAAGAAGGTGAGAGAAGTAAAAGTCCCTTACTTTATCAGCGTCCATTACGCCAGCAGCTACTTCACGTTTCGCAATTTCGTCTAATTCTTTTTTAGCTAAGTTCATTGCAGCTTGAACTGAATTTCTTTGTTCTGATGGAAGGGAATGGAGTAATTGGCTTGTTCGGCTAGGATTTTCAATCGACATGGCAATTGCACGATGTAATTCCTCGTTACCTTTATACCTGCCTATCATCTGATCAATCTTTATTCCCGTTTGCACCCCAATTTTTGACCCAGCATTAATCTTCATTTGCCGTTGTCTGAACAAATTAGCGACATTACTAGGGAGATTATAAGAAGCGAACATATTCCTTACCGTGCTTCCCGTTCTTGAACCTAGCTGTCCGATTGAACGAATAATCGGGTTATTTGAAGTAGGCATTTTACGAAAAGCTTCCCCAGCTTTCCTGAAAGCAGGAGTAAGATCTGCGATCTGTTTTGAAACATTCGTAAAAGGAATACCGACTTCTAAATTAATTTGTCTTGGAAGGTTGGGAGCAACGTCTCCAAGTTCATAAATGGGCGATCTTCCATCCGTTCTAGCCCTTACTTTTACAGGCCTGCCCATTTCCCTTGCGACCGCAGCAATTCTAGGATCAGCAGTAGAAGAAGCCCCTCTCGAAGCAGGGCCTACTGCATGTTCAATAATCTTCTGTAACTCCTTCGATGAAGCTTTTTGACCGTGTTTAGCCAACGCTTTTTTGGCAGCCGTTTCTGTAGCCTTCGTACCAACGTTCTTGGCAAGCCCGACACCTAAGTAAGTTGTAGGGTCTAACACAACATCGGCTAAGAACCCTCCGACTCCTTTTGCGACCTTGTTTTTAACGCCAAGCTCGTCAAGAATATCGGAGCCTATTTTACGATCTTCTCCTGTAAAGCCTTTTTTAAGTGACTGGAGGGGTGATCTGTTTGTTCCTTTAATTGCGTCATGAACTAAAGTTGTGACGGCTCCTCCAGGTGCGCCTAAAGCGTTTAACAATTTCCCTACAAAACCCTGTCTGCCTTGAGAATCAGGCTCAGGAACCTTATGCCCCGATTTTTCCAAGCGTTCTTTTAATGTATCTAATCTCTTTTGAGTTTTAGAGCGATTATCAGTTGGTTTATCTTCTTGAAGAAGGGAGGAGGTAGGCGTGATTCCCATATCAATAAACGTATTTTCAATCAATTGTTTCCATTCTTTAGCGGAGAGAGGATCTTCCCCTAAGCGTCTAACGGTTATAGGCTGGAAAGAAGATTGAGGGGCTTGCATAGTTGAAGCAAGCCTCCTAATATTTGAAAAATCCGGTTGCCTAAGCTGTACCACTGGCTAAACCTCCTTTAATAGCCTCGATATTTCCCTCCAGCAGCCATACTTTTAATGCCTGGAACATTCGTAACCGTGCCATAGCGTGACTTAATATAATTAATCGCTGCGATGGCGTTATGCACTGGGTTATAAATATCGTCATAGCCTTTAATTTTATAACGGCTGAAAGTCGGATCAATCGTTTGCATAAGCCCTTTCGAAGGAGTACCTCGTTTAGCGTTGCTATCCCATTTGTTAATCGCTCTAGGGTTTCCAGACGACTCTTTCATAGCGATTGTTCGTAAATGGGGGAGCCATGACATCGGAACTCCTGTAATTCTAATTGCTTGTGTCAGCCAATCATCAACTTTCCCTCCAGAACCTCCGCTGCTTGGAGCTTTCCAAGAAACATGAACATGGTCATAGTGTCCTGGAACTTGCCACAATACTTGGTCAAACAATCCACTGCTCTTGGCCCACTTAGCAAACTGATCCATTGCTTTTTTCGATCCAGAAAAGTCATAAGCCAAACCTTGCATATGCTTCGATTTCTTAGAACCTCCGACCGCAGCGTTTTTCTTAGGATCCCGATATCCGCTCGTTAATCTTAGTCCCAACTGGGAAGCCATTTGATGCGCTTGGATTGCTGCATCTGATAATTTGACTCCTTGCGTCGCTAACCCAGGTAAATTCTGTGCGTATCTTTGCTGCTCTTCTGTAAGCATTTTTTGATATCCCATTTGTTCTTGGAGTAAACGTCCTTCTTGCTGCTGAATGAGCGCATTGTACTCCAACTGAGCTTCGTTAAGCAGACGTTCTGCATCTTGAACCCTTCCCTGGAAAAGAGATTCCTGTGCTTGATTTATATAAGTTTGATAACGTTTTGTCGCTTCAGCCCCTTGCTGGACAGCCAACTCTCTTTGAGGCCCAAACACTTGAGACAGCAATTGATTCAAATAGTTTCCTTCCATTTGCCCTTGCTGCCCAATAAGTTCCTGAAGACCTTGTGCCTGCTGCTGGAGAGGGGCTTGGCCTGCCTGTAATATATTCATTAGCCCGACCCCAGAAGAAGCTACCCCTCTTTTAGCCTCCTGCTGTCTAACTTGGCTTGCCGTTTGTTTTAAATTTTGCTGGAACCACTGGGGGAGAAGGGAACGATTTCTTTGAATAGCATTTAATTGCTGCGTTCTTTGTTGATCCAGTATTCTCCTTGTTCCTTGAAGTGCTTCTCTTTGAGGAGCGGTAGCAGTCGCTGCTTCTTGTCGAGAACGATCCCTGAAATTTCGTAAATCCTGATTAGGAAGAGTGAAATCAGTTAATTTGCGTATCGTATTTTGCAACGGATTTAAACTAGGCATTAATTCTTTATAACTAGGCAATTAAATCACCGCCTTATATTTCTCATTGCTGCTGAAGCCAAGGAACCAGGATTTAACGCAAAAGGAATAGTTCTAATTAAATTCCAAGCCACGTTTGAAGCTATGTTACCAATCGTAGGAGTCTTTGTTTTTCCAACCTTATCGTAGAATCCTTTCGGAACTACAGAAGCTGGAGTCGTAATATAAGGCGCAGAATAGTTGGGGTTCTTCCAGTTTGGTCCAAGATCCTTAATATAGTTCTCCAATTGGTTGTATCCTTCTTGTCCGATTGCGTCAATAATTGTTCCACGGTTTTGCTGGAGAAGAGATAAAGCGTCTGAACGATTTTCGACACTTGGTCCGGTTAAATAATTCGTCCATTGACTTAAATTACTTTGCGCTAAATTCGCTTCGTCAATCTGAGCTTGCTGCATATTTTGTTGAAACAATTGTTCCATAAATCTATTGTAGTTTTCCGTGCTTTGCGATTGGTATTGATTATAAGCAGCGGCAGATTCCTGCTGAAATCTAGCAGCATTGGATCTTGCTCCAGATTCCATCTGGGAGATTCCTTGCAGGAACTGTTGCTGTGCTTGTTGAGCGGCTCTAAATTGCTGAACGGCTTGGTCTTTTAAGGCGTTGTAATTTTCTTTCGTCATATTCTTCTTATTCTTTTCAATTGACTTTAATAAATTTTGCGCCTCTTTCTGCTGCATCTGCAAAGCACCTAACACTTGTTCACGTGTATTTACATAGTCCGTGTGCATTGCTTTTGTTAAAGGGGCTGCCTGCTGCCTTGCCTGGGAAGCTAACTTAACCGCAACGCCTGAACGAATCCCTCCTTGCTGGCTTTGCGCTTCTTGAATCGCTTCTCTAACTGTTCTATTAACGCTATCGACCATTTGCTCTTGAGAATCTCGATAAGAAGAATCTATATCTTTTCTAGCTTGAGGAATCAAGCTTTTGAATGCGTTGATTTGACTTCTTAGAGCTTCAATTTGAGGATTTGTCAACAACTCAGTTTGCGTCTTAGCCCGTTCCTGAAGCTGTTTTTCATTCATGTTTGGTTTTGCGTTCATAAGCTTATTAATCAGTTTCAATGTATCGTTCGGCATGAAATAAGAAGCGTCAAATGTCGGGATATCTCGGAATTTTGGAACCATAGGCGTATACGTTATCGGAGGGGAAACAGAACTTAAAGGAAGCGTGTTCGGCGCGCCAGATGTTGATGATTTAGGAGCCGATTTAACAGTTGTTGCGGTCTTTTTAGGCGTGATCTTTTTCGTCCTAGCCTGATTCGATAAAGACTTTAACGTATCAAGCCTTGAAGTAGGCTTAGGACTAGGTCTCATGACAGTCGGATAACGCGCGCCCTGTATTCGATCTCTTAACGCAGCTAAACTCACGATTTTACCTCCTTATCCAAACATTTTCATCCAAGTTTTCGGCCCTACAATTCCGTCTACTTGTAACTTGTTCTTTAATTGATACTTTCTTACAGCCAACTCAGAATTTTTTCCGTATAGTCCGTCTACAAGTACTCCGGTTTTACGCTGAACAATTTTAACCGATTTTCCCTTCATAAGGGGTTTTTTAACCGAGATAAGATAGCCAGGATATTTTACCATTGTAGTGAACGCTTTCTTTGTATCAGGCCCGATAATTCCGTCAACGCTTATTCCAGCGTCTAACTGGAAGAGGCGTAGAGCTGCCTCAGTGTTAGGGCCGAAAATTCCGTCCACTTTCCCAGGATTGTAGCCCATTTTCTTGAGTCTATTTTGATACGACTTAACCTCCGAACCTTTGCTCCCGACTCTAATTAAGCCGCTGGACTTGGGGGTGGAGGTATCTTTGGTTTTTTCCTTGGCTGGAGCAGAATATTTAACCCCTTGAACCAGTGCAATAAATTCATCCCAATTAGCTCCTTTTCTTAGATTTCTAGGACAGTTCTTTCCAGACCATTTATTATGCTGGACGACATTACTAATTGGAATATTAATCTCTTTCATCAAGTACCGTACGAGCCATGCTGCATGAATCTTAGCTTTGCCATAGTCCCCGTCACGGTTTACGCAGATTTCTATATGAACGGACTTGCGGTTCCCCGTACCATTCCTTCCGTCACCGCCAGCCCAGGCTGCTTCGTTCGTTGGAATGCTTTGATAAATAATCGGCTTATCATCGACCTGGAAGTGCCAGGAGGCTTGCCTTCGGTTCCCGTTTTCCTGGAGACGGGCATGGGCGAGAGCGTTTGCTCCGACATTTGGATTATCCGTTTCATGTACCGTGATATATTCAGGCTTCATTGAAAAACCGGGGCGAGTGAATGTATTCGACTTTGGGATAAAAGCTTGAATAATCTTCATGTTATTCCTCCTCCTTCAGAACAACATTTTTTGTGCCGCTGTAGACGCCGACCGCTGATGCTCCGGCAGCTAGGCCAAGAACAACCCCTTGAGCCGTCATTCCGTAAGCGCACACCCCTAAAACAACGCCGATAATGAGAGCGAGAATAGGGGAGAAGCGGCTTGGCGATCCTACTTTCTTAGCAACTTCTACAAGCGCAATGCATAGGGCGACCGCACCGACACCATATAATTCAAACATCGTTAGTCTCCTCCCATAAACTTTTTAACTTCCTGTAAATCAATACTCCTGTCTTTAGCAAACACAGTAGCTAGTGTTATCACCGCTTTCGTATTCTGGTTTATTTGTTCACATAACGTATCAACGCGTTTTGACAGCTGGAACGTCGTCCACCATACGAAGAAAACCGCCAAGGCTGATGGGAAACCGAGCTTTGTTACTGCTTCCACTAAATCCACGGAATCACCCCTATACGCAATTGACTACTCACTTATTTTTAGAAGGTTTATCTCTTTCCTCCAGCTTTTTCTTCAATTCCTTATTTTCTTCATCTAACTTCATTATAACATTTTCATAGTCTTTTAGCTGAGACTGGAGGAGGGCTTTTTCTTTTGATAGCTTTGCTACATCTTCAGACATCGAAGCGATCAAGGCATCGACATTAACATTTATTTTTTGTGGTTGCACGAACAACACTCCTTAACCAATTTTTGTTCCAACGCTGCAATTTTTGAAGACAGCTCCTGAATCGCCTTCCAGCTCCAAGTATTCATCAAATATTGCTCAACGCCGTCTCCGTCAATGATGCCTTCGGGAGTACTGAATCCTTTTCCGATAACTAATCCTTGCCTGTTTCTAGCAATGCCTTGCTCAAGCTCGGTTTTTAATTGGTACTCATAAATTGTCGCAGAGTTGATTAAGTCAAGCGCACTTTCTTCCCATACGGTAATGTTCTCCTTATACTCCACCAAAGAACCTGTTGGAAAAGAGCTTGCACGGAAGGGCATGTAAGCAGTGCCTGCATTATTTATACATCTGCCTTCCAAGCCCGTATACAAAACAATATTTTGGTTAGGAGGGGCTATAACGCCAGATGTCCGAATCCTTTCATAATGGTAGCTATCTGCGTGGCCATCCCCCGGGATATCGTCATAACTGACCACGCGGGCTTCATATCCGCGTAAAGGGGCTAAATAAACATTCGCAACGTTTGTGCCGACGGCATTTGTCTCAACCATTATGTGGTTCAGACTGTACGTTCGACGACCGTTATTAAACTTGATTCCTTGAGGGTCAAGTGTCATAACTCCGCCACTATGAGATTCAAACCTTCCGCCAATGACCCTCCCGCCAACAAGGTCGCCTACAAAGGTTCCGCTTGCGCCGTTTAGCTGCCCAATGAAATTGCCGTCTACCGCATCAAGAGTTCCAGTAAATACGCCATCTACAGCCTGGAGAGTGCCTGCAAAAGTCCCGCTGGCAGCACGTAGTTCTCCCGTAAAACTGCCTCCTGCCGCCTGCAAGTCGCCTGAAAAGGTTCCCGAAGCTGCCAACAGATTACCTGAAAAACTGCCGCTAGCAGCGAGCAATTCCCCAGTAAACGTCCCGGAAGCTGCCAACAGGTTGCCCGTGAAAGAGCCGTTCGCGGCCTGTAGCGTACCGGTAAATGTGCCGTCCACTCCTTGAAGACTGCCCGTAAAGATCCCATCAGCCGCTACCAGTGTCCCGTCAAGATGGAGATTTCCAGACGTATCGGCATATAATTTTGCTTTCCACGGGTCATTCACACTAGAACGGGTCTGAATCGCGATACCTACAGTTGCGTTCACAACCGTTTCTACTAATTCGTCGTCACGTAATGCGAGAAAGCCGTCGGATTTTGTAATACTCACGCCGTTATAGCGGTCAGTCTGTAATACGGATTGCTCAATGTTTACCGGAGAGTGGTACTCTAAATTATGGTCAAATTTGATGAAAGCCGTCGTGTAGTCGTTAGGCTTAAAAACATATTCAAAGCGTTCTACATTAAATAGGGTATCCGTAATTGTCTTAGATTCCGTTTGACCAGCAAAACGCATACGTCCCTGCGCGTATGATGTAGCTTCAGTGAAAGAGTTTGTAAAGCCGACTTCCCGTAAAACGCTTTTTATAATTGAATTTATAAAGGTTTCTGAACGCGCGTTTCCAGATCGGGAAACAATCGAACGGATGCTTGTTTCTGTTATAGTATTGGACTCTACTAATCCGCGGACTTCAAAGCGTCCAACAGCTTCAGTATCCGTTTGCGTTACCGACACTACTGTATTTGCTTGCCGTGAATCCCCGACAGCTAGGGTGAATGTAAAGGTTTCTGATATTACGAAACCTTGCACCCGGTTAATCCCATTTCCATTATAAGGCGTGTTATATTTTTTCGGGTACAAGAGAACACCACCTTTCTAGGGGAGAGAGTGCTGTACATTTTGATCCTTGATATCGCGTTAATTTTCTTCTGATAACCGCTGCTCAATCGCTTGAATCATATCATCTTCATCTACTTCAAATGCTAATTCTTCTTTTTTGAATCTAAAGTATTTCTTTTCGTTGTTTACTAAAGCAGTTATACGTCTGCCGTAATAATGCTCTTCTACCGCTCTTGTTGGTTTCCCAACCTCCGGGTTTTTGAACTGAATCTTGCTTGTTTCTATAAAAATTTCCATCAAATTAAGCCTCCTTCATTTCTGATACTTCTATAATTTCGTTAACGCTAAACATGCGGGACTCTCCGTTCCATGATTCTCCTATTTCACGTTCCACGCCTTTGATGCTCCATTCTTGTACAGATTGATGGTCGTCATTTCGTGTTCCTATTACAAGGACGTTGTATTCGCCTTCATACTGACAATGTATTTCTAATTGTTCTGTTTCTTCATTTAGTACACCGTAGCCGTTTCCGAAATGGCCTTGCGGCGTGACAAAAACTTGTACGTCTTTGTTTAGCCACACGAAATAGTCAGGGAGTTCAATAATTGCTTTATCGTTGTCCTTCGTTGCTACAACTTTCCAGCGGTATAACGTGTCTCCCGCTGTTGGACTTTCTACTGCTCCGTGTCTTATGACGTGTGTTTCTCTTTTTTCTGGCTTTGGGTGAGGCATCTCAAAATTTTTTGTTCCCTGAACGGTAAACCTTCCCGGAACTACCCATGAGTACACTTCATTTTCTGACCCCAACATACCTTCGCCAACCGCTTCTGCGCCAGCTCCAATTGCCGCGCTATGCCTTCCCCAAGCTACAGCCCCTTCGCCAATTACGACGTTTGCCGATCCGACGGCAAATGCATCATTTCCTATTATCACATTATCTGGCTCTGTGGCGTAAGCTTCTCTGCCAATTATAATACATCCATTTTGGGCATCCGCGAAACTGCCTATAGCTATTGAATAACTTCCTGATACTTGTGCCGCACGACCTATTCTTACAGTGTCTGCGTTTTCGTTAAACCCACTAATCACACCATTGGAAGTTATTTTAATTGTATTTCCATCAACCCTTACATGTCCTAGTGTAGACATTGTTGCTTTTTCCGCCTTATGCAAATCAAGTGCATTTGATACATTCCGCACGTCTGTTTCATCCGCTAGCTCTTGATACGTCCCAGCGGTAAAGCTGTTCTCGATTTTTACGCCGGCCGCATGGCTTGCCGCGCTTGTATTTTCCTTAGCACGCTCAACTGTCCACGTCGTCCCGTTTACTGCGGTGACCTCGACGATCTCCATATTTCCGAGCGGATCAATTGTTGCGCGAAACGGGACGGCTGGGAAGGAAGAAGAGTCTATGACAGTTAAAGTCGTTTGAGAAGCGTTTATAGATTCCGCAAGTGTCGTCTCAGCGTCATTAGCTGCCTGTAATCTTGGCATAAATATACCTCCTACTGGCCATCGTTTAAGATAATCGTATAATTTTGTTCATCTAAGAAAAATTGAGTATTCGCTTTAACCTCAAAACTGTCATTCAACTGATCCGAGTCCAGTAAATTCCCCGAAGTTTTAGCATCATAAATAGCCAAATAATCGACCGTACCCCAGTCGGAGCTAGCGATAGGAAATTCGACACTGCCGTTATTTTGAGCCTTAACACTTCCCGAACTCTCTACAGGTTCACCAAACGAAATGCTTTGCCGTTCGTACTCACTGGCTGAAACCTCTGATCCGCCGTTTCTTGGATCGCCGTTGTATAAGGCAAGGTAAAGTGAACCACTCCGAAACAAATGATTGAGCGTTTCCTTTTTTGCGTACACTGAAAAAGGCATCATTCATCCTCCTAAACTGCAATTTTGCGCCGAACTAATACGTCGGCAGTCTTACTAGCCATGAAATCTGTAATAAGCATATTCCCCTGTCTGCCGTCCTCGGCTGAACCTAAATAGATTTCATCCCCCAAGGAAACATCTAAAGATTGGCTGCCTACCTTGTCACCGTTGATATAGGCAGTAACAGCTCCTTTTTTCCATGTAAAGCCTAAATCTACAGCATGTTCTAACCTAACCGTACCGCCCTTGATTCCAGAAAAACTCCATTGATTTCCTTGAATTTCAACGAATAAATTTCCTGCCGTCAAAGCCCGCAAACCATTAGCGATTTGCCGTGAAGAAACCGACACTACCAATGCCCCTTCATCTGTAGAGAGGACGGAGGAGGGGATTGTCAACCATTCAGGCGCGCGTGCGCCGTCCCCAGCTTCAATTAAGATACCGTTTCCTATGAAACGCGGCTCATTCTTTTGGACAACAGTTCCGTCCGGTAGCGTCGCGGTAGAGTTTCGGGTAAATAGGGCCTTCTCAGAGCGTTTGGTAAAGCTCCACTCGAACGACTGATCTTTTGCGGCTTGTTCAGCTTCACTAGAAACCTTCACAGCAAAATTTTTGAGAAAGTCCCTCTGCTCGATAATGGTTTGATTCGTTTGATCAATGTTTGCCTGAACCCCATCGAGCTGCTGAGTCGCGGCATTGAGCCTTTCTTTTATTTGCTCAATCTTCTCCGCGTTATCAATTGCCTGCTGCTCCAAATCCTGGCGGACTTGCTCGATATACTGCTCCGCTTGCTTAATGCGCTCTTCAGCCTCAGCTAATTCTTGTTCGGCTTTTTCTATTTGCGCCAATTTGCTGGCCGTTCTCCGTCTAGGTAACGCTCCATATAGTCTTTATGGTCCTCAAACTCTCGAACACGCCGCCCAAAATCCTGGCGAACTCCGGAAACCTCGGCCTGAATTTTTCTAAAGTTGTTGTTTATTTGAGCCAAAGAACTTTGTGAAGTAATGGTTGTCAGATTAATTGGAACGCTCTGCGCATCATTGCCCAAATTCAACCCTCCTTCATACGCTAATGTCTAGGTAATTTAAGCCATTGAACCGATATACACAGCAAGCCACGGAATACTTACTCTCTCACGGTCTGTTGCATACGTGCTATGGAAATAAAGAGTAAAGCCAGTTCTGGAAGGACTCATATAAGAAATATGAAAGTTATGCGGCTGGGAACCGCTTTTACCGAACATAATATAAGGCGTACCTGGAAAGGATCTGGGGAAGTTAATCTCCCTGCTGTACGTTGTTTTCGTTGGAATATTTTCAAGAACTTCAATCCCTGACTGAAATCTTTGGGTGAAGTTGTCTAGCGTCACATTACCGCCGTTTATGTCTTTCGTCGTAATTTCCGCTCCTGTAATCGTTCCGATGTTATCGGATCCTAAGTTTCCGTTAACAACGTTTACAATCGCATTAAAGTTAGCCATGACTTGTGAAGCGTCTGCTACTGTTCCATTTACTAAGTGGTGGGGAAGTGAAATCTGCGCCAATTTATCTCGCTCCTTTTTGAATATATTCTAATAGTAGGTTCTCAAACCTGAAGCCGTGGTCAGGGGATTTATCCTTGATGACAATTTGTAGGGTTTTACCGGAAATGATATTGTACTGGCTCAAGTAGAGCTTTCTGTAAATTGAGCCAACATCGTCACTAAGCGTACCTTCTTTGTGGTCGCCCCAGTTAAACGCTTCCCAAACGGAATATCCCCACTTAGGAGCAAACTTTATTTCAGACCTACCCCATTCAAATTCATCCCATTTTGTTTGGCCCCAAATGACGCCGGAAGAGTTGGCCGCAAAGCCCCAATACATTTCGCCCCACTTATACTCATTCCAAATTTCCGTTTCAGAAGCAATGTCTGACGTTACCCTTACGGAAGCAGTTAAGGAGTCATCGACGTAAAATTCCAAATCAAATCCATTGCTCCCGCCGCCCTGAATCGCGCCACGTATATACAAATTTTTAAATCTTTTAATGTTTTCTAAGGCTTCTAGGCTCCATTTTGTTGTCTTAATTATTCCTTCGATAGGGGCAAGGTCGTCTTTATATTGCGTCCCGAATTGATACAGCGAGCCGTAATTATGTGAGCCGGTGAAATAAAGCGTCCCGTTGATATGAACGTAATCAGCCGCAGGGATTCCTTTATACTTTGACCACGCGCCGTATTCTGGGAAGTAGACTAACGTTACCCGATCTTTAGGAACGTAGGAATTATCAAACGTGAACCAAATGCTATCCTTGTAATGCGTGATAACGGCATTCTTTGTGGCGTTTTGCGTAAACTCTGACTTGATGTAGTGGGAGATATGTCTCGATATTTCAGTGGGGTAGTTTCCTCCGTCAAACTCATAAATCTTCTGGTCTTCGGAAATGAAGTAGAATACACTTCCATACACATATAAAGCCTCAGCCGACACTGCCCCGATTCCATGAACTTCCTGGGAGACGGCAAACGCTTCTAAATCTCCAACAAGGGAGTAAATGGATCGATTCGTAAAAATAAACAGCTTCCCAAGAAGGGGAACCATTGCCGTAATTCTCTCCCCGGAGCCACCGTCAAGCGTAATATAATTTAACGCGCTCCAGGAAGAGGCGTCCCCTTTGGCCGAGTAGTAAAAGGTCATCGGGTCGCTGATTAATCCTCCTACAAGCAGACGGTTTCCGTACACCGCCAACACGTCTCCGGAAGGGGAAAATGTTTCCGTAACACTCTTTCCGTTAAACTTCAAGATGCTGCCTTTGCCGTGAGCGATATAACAGTCACCTTCAAAATCTGCAAAACGGATTCGGCCGGAAGGGGGGAGGTTGTTGTAGATTCTTTTCCCCCCGTCCGTCTGCGACAACTGGTAAGTGTCATATAGAGCGGTTCCATAAGCTGAAAGCACATGCAGATGCTCTCGTTGGTTAAAGACGTGCATCCCTTTAGATTTTCCAGGAGTATTTGTGACTGGGGTAAAAGAGCCTGAATACGTGTAACCTTTGCGCTTTTGCCACATGCCTTGAACGATTTCCATATTTAGAATGTCGTCTAAATATTTATCCTCTATGTTGTACGTGGCAGCCTGGGTTACAAACCCTCCTGTTAGATCGTTTACTTCAAACTGGAGCCTATGTCTTCCACGATTTTGAGCTTCAATTCTATTCGCCATCCCGATCACTCCAGCTAGGAAGCGTTATAAAATCTTCAGCATTTTGCTTCAAACGCTCCACAATTTGTTCTCGATCAACAAACTCTGTATTTTCAAGAAGGTCAGCTTTATCAATAACGCCAGTCTGCATAAGAGCCATTCCTTTTTCCTCAACTTCAACACGTTGCCAGATTTTCTTCTTCATAGGCAAGTTCAGCCATTCTGCCGCTTCTGCTGGATTTAAAATACCTAATTTTATCATTTCGATAATAATATCTGCATCTTGAGAAACAGGCGTTTTCTGGATGGAGATACGCTGATAGCCTGTTAAAAATTCTTGTCGATAAACTTCTGCTGCTTCGTAATCTTCATCTTTCTGCAAAGCCCTCATTGTCGCATAAGAGACAATGTACGTGTGGAAGGGGAGAGGAATTTCAGGCTCATCGCTATCCGCACGGAGCATTTTAGGCTTTCTATCATAGAAAAGAGTAACGGAGTAATCCGTCTGTAGCTCAACATTAGGAGCGACTAAGACGAAGTTATCTCCGAAACGGAAAATCGCTGTTCCTTCCATATTTTCATCAATAATATCTGTTCCAGAAGCAATTGGGATAATCGGAATGGATTTATTGTTTTCGTCCCATGCTCCTTTAAAGACTAATAAATCTTCTGGGAGCTGGTGGAATGTAGTACCTGTTTTTAGATTAAGCTGTTGAAACGTTTCGATACGATAGGCAGAACCAAGGAGCTGATGTCCTTGGTTAATCCACCTGTTTAATTCCTCATTTGAACGAAAACCAGGGGTAGGTTCGATGATAAGAGATCGAACGTCATCCCTAATCTCTTTAAGATTCATCAGAAACTACCCCCTTTGAGAGTTGCCATATTTATTAACCGCCTGACGCTACTGCTCTTACTCCAATAGCTCCACGCCAGTTAGAGTAGCCGTGCGAATAACGCATGTACCCACGATATTTCGCCTCAAGCGTATCGAAATCTTCTTCAGACTTAAACTCAGGGCGAACGCGCCAGAAGAAGTTAAGCTCATGAACATCGTCATCAAGCAAGAAGAACGCATCATCTTTGTCCAAATAGTCCATAACAACAATCTGAAGCTTAGACTTAATCGTGTTAATATCGTTCAAGTCCGTTCCAGGACGTTGGGCCGAATTAACGATACGTTGAGCTTGCGGCTCCAAGTTTGGAGGAATGACTAACTTCTTCGGACGCACGACAATTTTCAGTCCAGCGTCATCCGTAGTCCGTCTGGCGAGAAGAATAGCTTCATTCACCGTATCCTCATTTAGAATGTCCTCTGGATTTGTAGCCCCCGATACTTCAATTAAGTTGCTTACTTTTCCACCAGTCCGCTTAATCGGATGCTCTTTGGAGAATAGAGGCTCTGTGTCATAACCTGTATTCGTAAACCCGTTATTAAGCACACTAGCAGCATCCGTCTCAACTTTTGCCCGTCCAGAACGAGCCAAGTTTTTAGGCAGTTTATTAATTTGGTTATACAGTTCGTCATCAACCATCGCACGAGAAACTTTAAACCCTTTCAAAAACTCCGTGTGCGTATAGTCGATTGAAAAACCTTCCATCGGATCATCGTAAGGTACAGCAGAAGTTTCCGAAGTTCTAGCTTCCCACGGTCCGAATCCAGTCAAGCTAAGATCATGTTCTGCGTGCTTTTTAGAGTTTAATACATTGAATACTTGCGTGAATTGGGTTGGATACTCTTTCCAAGACTCGAAGAAAATCTTTCGAAGACCTGGTTCGAGCAGTCTACTCCAACCTGCTTTAGACGTATCTAACGTCATTAAAATCAGCTCCTGTCAAACATTAATCAATCGTATATTTGACGTTTTTCATCTGAGCGTAATCTTCTGGGGATACTCCAAGCATGTTAGCGGCAGCCAGCTCTTCCTGAGATAGATTCGCACCTTCTCCAGGAGGTTCCGGTGTGCCAGAAGGCTCTAAGGCTTTTAAACCTTTCGCACGAATTTTTTCAACTACTTGCTTCTCCGTATTCGCCCGAACATCGTCCCAACGATCAACCATTAAGCGACCGAACGCTGTTTCTACGTCAAGACCCTGAGACTGCGCCAGATTCATAACGTCTGGATACATTTCATCAAATTGAGGAAAGCGTTTCCTCAAATTGTCAATTTGCTGCATTTGTTTCAATTCCTGAAGTTGCTGCTCTAGTTGAGTAACTCTAGGATCATCGTAAGTCTGAGGGTAATTTACTTGCTGGAAATTCTGTGCTGGTAAGCTTCCGTACATGTCATGCGGCTGCTGATGTTGAGGTTGTTGTCCTTGATAATACTCAAGCTGCTGCAACGCTTGTTCGGCAGAAATTCCAGTTTGTTCTTGAAACTTTTCCCAAGCTTCTAGTTCCTTTAGCTTCTGAGCCTTGCGAGTGTAGTCTTTTTCTAAATTACGGAAAGACTTTTCATAATCAATCGGTTGCTGCTCTTGTTGCTGAGGTTGTTCGCCTTCAAGATTGCCTTGGTCTCCTTCATGAGACTGTACATTCTGTAGGTCCATGCCTTGCATTTGTTGCTGCTCTTCAAATTCCATTCTCAAATTCCTCCTTTGACTGTACCCATTAATGTTAGAGGACTGTACTTAATTGACAGGGAAGGTAGGACTCGAACCCACAACCTTTCGGGTAGAAACCGACTGCTCTGTCCAATTGAGCTACATCCCTATAGACAAGTAAGCCTTGGTCCTTTGAACACATCACGAGCCTTGGTCAATGAATGATAAGACACACTAATCTAATACTAACTATACTATAGGGTAGTCATTTAGTCAATGATTTAATGTAACCAGCTTTTCGCCATTTATCAAAGTATTCTTTCCACCCAGCATTAAAGTAGGGGTGCGTCTCCAAACTAGCGTAAGTCAGATCGTACTCAGCAAACGTACTAACGAAATCCTTAACAGAAATGAAGATTACCGTATTATCATTACCTTTTTCAAGAATAATCACATCTTCATCATTAATCTCTTCGATAATGTTAGAAAAAGCCTGCTCAACTTCAGCCCTAGTCACTTATAAAACCTCCTTAATATTTTTAGAATAATTGTTCAGGAGCCATTTGCTCTTGCTGTTCCATCGCGTCTTGCGGGGAGTTCGTGTTTTCAATATTCATACCACCTGGAAGGGAAGGGTTTCCGACGTCAAGAGCGGTTAATTCAGCTAATTCTCCTTGCATTGCTGGAGAAATCATTTCTTGCGGCAGTCCGGCCAGTTGTCCTTGAAGCTCTGACACTTGCTCAAGTCTTTCAATAATTTCTTCCTTATTAGGGAAGTTCATCGTTTTCAACACTTCAACTGAATTAATTACACCCATCTGGAAGAGTTGCATCGCCATTTGCTCAATGTACGCCCTGCTCATCGGAGCGTCAAAGCCAACTTCGATAGAAACATCGTATTCTGGGATGATAAGATTGCCTTCTTCATCACGTTTTGCCAAGTCATCTTGGCTCATTTCAATCCACTGAGGTTGTCTTCGCTCGTCAAGGTAACGGAAGTACCGATCTTCCGTGTAAAACTCAACTGCATACGCAATGATAAATTGAACAAGTTCTTCAATTAATCTTCCTTGTTCCTGCAACTTTAATTTAACTCTCGCTGTCGCTTGTTCCTGGAGGGCGAGGATACCGGAAGCTGCTGTTATAGAACCTGGAGCTTCACCGAGGTAAAGAGGGGAGACACCTGTAACGAGTTCAATATTTTTTTGCAACATCTGAATTAAATTTACGACCCATCCCGGCGCAATCACACCGTCAAGTTTTTTAATCGAGTTGACATCGTTAACTGGGATGGTAAGACCAGGTTGCCACAACTTATTCGCTAACGACTTTATATCTCGGATTCCTGATGCGTTTTTGTCAACAAGCATCTGCCCGTTTGCTAAAGCAACGTTTTCAACGACAATCTGGAGAAGCTTATTCAAGATTTTTTGCATTTCGACAAGCTGTTCCGCTTCTCCCATGCCCCAGAAGCTTTTCTGGACAGGGTAATTTAATGAACGGACGAACGGATACTTGCCATGCATATAAAAATTCGTGTCATATCTAAGCAGCGTGTCTCCAGCTATAACAATTCTGACTAAACCGTTATCTTTATCTTTCTTCCAATATTCAATTAGCGTTGCCTGGCGGTTTCTAGGATCTTCTTCATCTTCGCTATCGTAGACGCTAATCTCTGAGGACAATTGATCTGGCTGGATTTGTGAAGCTTTATCTGGGTAACGCTTTCTAAGATATTCGATTGAACGTTTGACTGACGTGCCGCAAAAATCAGCGTTTTGAAGTTCGTCAACTTCGTTCGGATCAATGAAGAAATTAACTGGGTCCACAACTTCAAAAGCAACGTCACCTAGACCATTTAATTTTGTTGGGTCAAAAAATACCTTCCATATAGATGTACCAAATTTCAGCCGCTGCCTTTCACCTAGCTGCAATGCTTTTTCGATGTTATTTTTATTCAAAATGATTTTCACGATTTTTGTTAAATCAGTCGCCGTTTCTTCCGCTTCTGGGTGAGTAGGGAGGACGATAGGGTCAGGGACGTTCGATGTTAAATAAGGCATCAAACTTTCCACCGTAGTAAAGACATAATTAATCGTAGGTTTTATTCTGTCCTTATCCACTTTAATTTGTCGCCATTGGTCGTTCTTATAGAATTCTTCATACAAACGCCATTTATCGTGTAGCTCTTTTTTCGCTTGCATAGCGTATCTGTAGTTATCCCAAACCTCATTCACAATTTCTTCTTCACGTTTTTTCGATAATTTTTCAGCCATCACTATTCACCGTCCTCATAAGAGTGGATCCCGTCTTTAATATCGTCAATCCATTTCTTTGCGTTCTCATATTTCAGCTTCCAGTACTCGGCTTCGTTTTTTGCTTTTGTCAGCTCGTTTGTTAAATAAAACACTCGCTGCCTATGTTCGGTTACAGTTCTCCGTGCATTAAATAAGGCCTGAATAAATTTCAACACGGTCGATGTCCTCCTCTCCAGGTTCATAAAATTCAGGCAACGGCGGGGGAACAGAACTAATCATTGAAGCCGGAGAGTCGTTGAAATATCTCGGCAGCCCCATCACCATGTACCTTAGAGCGTCTACCGTATGATCTTTATAAGAATGAGGCTTCTCTGGCTCATTCTGCCTAGGCTTCGCCTTCTCCCAGCGGTATTGAGAAAGTTCTTCGATTAAATGCTCACACCGTTCAGAAATCACAATCTTTGGCTTTCCGTGTTTATCCTTCTTCAAGTACTCAGAGATTTTATGAATCCCTGCATGTAAATCGTTGTTACCTAGAGTGACTGGAACACCGAGACGTAAGTATTCGCTTCGTACCGACTTCCCAGTAACAGCGTTTCGGTTTTGTGTTGCAGGATCAATCCAATGCCCAAAAATCGCCGTATCTTTCGACATAAACTTAATATTCGCTGCATGATGTTCGACAAGCTGATTCTTCTCGTAATATTCTTGATAAATATAAAGCGTCCCGTCTTCAGGGTTTACAGATCCCCACAAAGCAGCAGTCGGGTTATGCAGACCGTGGTCCAGTCCAAAATAAACCGGATGCTCTGGATTCGGATCAACATGAGGGATTACGTAAGGAATCGTCGGCTGAAACTCTGGGAATACTTGCCCTTCAAACGCCGACCAATCTGCGTAGATGTACCTCTTCACCCAGCTCTCTGGGTAAGAATCCAACAGTCCTTGCACATAATCTTCTGGAAGGTAAATATTCTCAGTAGTCGGAGCTTGGAAATAAGAGTAGTTCTTGCTTTTCCCGTTATTTTGTACGAACTTGGAATACACCCAGCTACCGCCTTCAGGGTTTGTCGTTCCAAAACCAGTCCGTCTAGGAACCGTATTCCTACGCAGACGAGACTCAAGCATCATCCAAATTTCTTCAGCAACTTCAGAAACTTCATCTATATAGAACGCACCTAAGTTAAGCGACTTGTACTTATTCGGATCGTCCATCGAACGGAAAATGACTGAAGAACCGTTATGGAACTCTAGCATATTCTCAGCCTTATTAAACGCCCTTTCAATCGAACCGCCTTTTAAAACAGGGTGGGGGACAATCTCAAGAAACGTTCGTAAAGTAGTATCACGCAAGTTCGGATACGTTTGCGCTCCAACTAATATGAAGTTTCCTGGATAACGAAGGGCAAGTTGAATGGATTCCTGACATCCGCACAACGTTTTCCCAGACCCGAACCCTCCAGCATATAAACGGTACTTGCTTGGAGAAGCGTGAAACTCCTGTTGAGCTGGAAGAGGATTATAGAACTGCTCTAAATAACCGCAAGTAGCGCAAAAACCCCACCACGTATCAGAACCTTCCTTATAAGGTTTACCGCACATTTTACAAGCTTGTTCATTATATGGAAGAAACTCAGCCATTCGTAATCTCCTCCATATTAATTACTTGCGGTTTCTGATCGTCAGGGTTTGGAATATTGTTCACGATAATAATGTTCGGAGATCTCATTTCTTCGTCCTTCGAGCTGATTTTCATAAACTCAAGCAGCATTTTCTGTTGACGACCTTTTCCAGCGACAGCCTGGCTGTAAATCGTATTCAACACTTCCGGAAGCCTCGCAACGTAAAGGTCTTGCATAGTTTTTACCGCCCAGCGAAGAAACTCAGGGTTATTCATATAGTTAGAGTACTCGCTAAGTGAAATGCCTAGTTGATCCGCTTTATAAGAGTCAGGCATTTCAGAGAACCCTTTTTCCATCATTAAGAGAACAAGTTCCTTAGCTGTATCATCTTTTTCAAATGACTTTTTCATAGGTAACTTTTCCAT